GAAGCGAATTTGTGGCGGGCAACTCACCCGATACCCACCCAGCTTTACGCCCAGAGCCAGAACCAGCGCCTGAGTAATGGCAGAAGAAGGCACTTCAGTACGCATTACTAACGTCCAAGTTTATGAAAAACTTATGGAAGTGAATGAAAACCAGATCGAAATGTTTGCCGAACTGCGCGGCTTGAAGTATCTGCCTAGCAAAGTAGCCGACATGGAAAATAGATTATCTAAGGTTGAGCTAATTGCTCGCCTTGTTTACGGTGTCTACGGCGCGACAATAGGGGCAGTAGCGGTCGGGTTAGTGAGCCTACTTCGTGGCTAGAAGATTATCTGACTGGCGCATGATTTATGATCCTAAATACATCACGGCGCATTACGGTGAAATGTCTGAGTATCGAACAGCAAACAACATGCAAGCGCACTCAGGAACCGATTGGGCGCGTCGGCGCGGAACCAGGATCCCAGCAATTGCTAAAGGAACAATTCGACTGATCCAGTTTAGCGATGTGCTTGGTTGGGTAGTTGTGCAAACTGCTATGGATAAAGACGGCATAATTTGGTATTTAGGTTATTGCCACATGGATGCAAAGCCAGGTTACAAAGTAGGTCAAAAACTTCGCAAAAGTCAAACAGTAGGAATACTTGGGAACACCGGAATGTCAACCGGTCCTCACGTACATGCGACAGCATCAAGAACGTTGAAAGGCGTGTTTGGTGTAACGTCAGACAAGGTTGACTTATACAAGCTAATCCTGGCTAATGTAAAACAACCCAGACGTAATGATGGCGCGTCGCANGATGTAAGGATTTGCCAATGCTGCAAAAAACCATTATAAAAATGTTTGATGGTGTCTTTTTTTTGAAAGACGAACCAGATTCGGTAACCGGTGCTAACTGGAAATTTAGACGCAAGCTAATTTTTGGATCTTACAGATTAGGTTTTGCTATGATCCTGTTTGGCGCAGTGACCTTTTTAGTTGATCAATGGGGTGTTGGCGTCACACTTATTACCGGCGGCGTGTCACTAATTTCTATCATCACAACTGCTTATACAGTTAGTGCATCATGGCAGGACGGAAAAAACAACAACCAGGACTGGAGCAATGAAGATGTTTAGTTTAGCCTTTTGGAATTTTGCAGGAGAACGAGCAATCAAAACTTTTGCACAAGCTGGACTTGCCTTCTTAGGTGGCGGCACAGTTGGTTTGTTTTCTGTTGATTGGATTGGGTTTTTTAGCATAGCGGCAGGATCTGCTTTGCTATCGCTTCTAACATCTATTGTCACAAAAAAATAACTTGTAAGATTATAAGAACAACGTTGCATAGTCCAATGGCAGAGACAGGCCCAAACAGCTAAAAAGTCTAGGTTCGATTCCTGGTGCAACTACTAAAAAATAAGTCTTGCCGGTATGCCTCTTTGGCTGCCGCCTTTTTTCCTGCGTAGCCCAAGCATTGCCCTGCGATCTGCAACTGAAACGCCTCCCCAAATCCCGTGCATTTCATTGCTAACAAGAGCAAATTCTAAGCACTCTTTATTTACGGGACAAACTCCGCACAGTTTTTTTGCAATCTTTGCTAACCCTGCGTCTTCAGGAAACCAGAGCTCCGGATCTGTTTCTTGGCATGCCGTTGCACCATTTTGTTTTATGCCCTCAGCAAGTCGTGTAAAAGCTTTTTCAATTTCCATAGCTGCATTTTATAAGCAGGAATTTTCAAAGCACAATTACCTTTCGCTCGCTTCAGTTCCTCCCCAAATTCCATACGGTTGCGCAGTCTCTAACGCATACGTAAAACACTCTTCAATAATTGGGCAGGATCGACACAACGCCTTTGCAAGCCTTATAGCAACCTGACGTTGTTCAAGATCCTCGATGTCTTCAGGAAACATAAAGTCGGGGTAATCCTCGCAAGGCACCTTGTTGACTGCCTCAATTGCCAATAGCAATTTGAAATGCTTTGTATCGGTAATTAGTCGTTGCTTAGTCATAAGATAAAGCTATCGGCGAAAGGGAATTTATGAACGTTCATGCACCGGAAGTTTTTAACAACGCAAAACTGCTTGGGAACTTCGAATCAGGATCTAAAGACTGGCATGCTGTTCGCAAGAACTCAATTGGCGGATCTGAAATTGGAACGATCCTGGGGCTCAACAAGTGGGAATCACCTTATTATTTGTGGGCAACTAAGTCCGGCAACATACCGCCTAAAGAATTGAACAGCTTTGCAGTTACGCTCGGTAATGTTTTAGAACCAGTAATAATTGACACGCTTTTACCCATGAAGCATCCGGATTGGGAAATTTACCGGACCGGAACGTATCAACATCCAACCGTTGACTTTATGCATGCTAATCCTGATGCACTTGCAAAGATCAATGGCGAGTGGGTAATCGTAGAAGTAAAAACATCACGCAACTACTGGAACCAGGTTCCCGCTAACTATGTTTCCCAGGTAATGCATTACATGAACATAATGGGCGTAAAAAAAGCCGTTATTTGTGGCTTAGTTGCGATGGACTGGGTTGAGCACTGGATAGACTTTGATGAGTTTGAAGCGGCTGTTATTGAACAACGGGCTGCAGAATTCTGGAAGCTTGTTCAGGATAACGAACAGCCAACTTTTGACGGCTCTGATTCAACTTACGAAGCGGTCAGAGAAATGAACCCATTTGTTGATGGATCTGAAGTTGAAATTGATGGCATACACGAACTTGCGTTGCTACAAGCAAAGGCGGATCAAGCCGAGCTCGAACTAAAAAAAGCAAAGTCACAGGTGTTGTCATCGATGGGAAGTGCGCAATACGCTTATCTAGAGGTTGACGGCGAGCGGATCAAGGTTGCATCGCGACAAGGAAGGAAAGGGTCAAAGCCATTCTTAGTTATTACGAAGGGGAAAAAATAATGGTTTTGTTATTGGGCGACATGGTTACCGTATCCAAGTCGGTAAGCGGAGAACTAACTTATGTAACAGGTAGAGTTTCTGGAATAGTCCAGGACAACAACGGCGACCTTGAACGCTTTTACATAAGGGGAATTGGTGAAACCTTTTGGCTATCTAACGGCTGGAAATTCGAATTAGAAGAATACGAAAATGATGAGGGAGAAGAATTATGAGATTCAATTTAGATGATTACGAAACGGTCGAAGCAAGGATCAAGCGTTTTTACGAAGCCAATGAAGACGGTCGAATAATAACCGAGTGGATCAACGCCAGCGAATACGTTTATACGGAGGAGCAACACCAGGCAAAAAGAACTTGGGTAATCAAGGCAACTATTTATTTGACAGCCGGCGACCAGGCAAACAACTTGCCAAAGTCAACAGGACTTGCTTTTGAAATTGATGGTGGCAGCGGAGCAAATCAGGTTGCGGCATTGGAAAACTCGGAAACAAGCGCGATCGGAAGAGCGCTTGCAAATTGCGGGCTAAGTGGCAACCGTCGAGCATCAAGATCCGAAATGCAAAAGGTTGATCGAGCAAGTTCACCAGAAGTTGATTGGTTAGCCAACGCTGATAAAATTATGAACGTGGCAGATCTGCGAGCGCTTTACTCAAAAGCAAAAGCAGCAAATGCTTCTGCCAACATTTTAGAGAAGTTGAAGAGTTATGCAACAGCACTTGATACTCAGGGCAAAGGTCCTGGAGCTGGAGGAAGCATACCGCCAATCGTCAAGGGCCGGTGACATCGAATGCATGGAAACTTTCAACATGGAATTGATACGAACTTTATTGAGGCTAGTAGATGCTGTTAGAACTTCAGAAACAGATAACTGAACTAATCGTTGAAAATGCAAAAGGCGCAACGGCTTTATTTGAGACAGAAATAAATCTAGCTAATGCTGAAAACGAATTAGACAAAGTTGAGCAAACCGCTTTCCTGGCTGCCGAAGGAACGGTTGCGGATCGCCAGGCTGTAGCACGTCTCAAAGCCGGCGACGTTAGACTTCAGAGAGACATAAGGAAAGCCGAGCACAATAGGGTCAAGGTGAAAATCTCTCAAATCTCGACGGCGCTAATGGCGCTTGGGACACAGGTAAAACTAATGCAGGCGGAAATGAAACTGTGAAGGCTGCCGATGTTCGAAAGCTTCGTGCACGGGATTTGTGGTGTTGGCATTGCGGCGATTCAGAAAACCTAGTGCCTCATCATGTTCAAAATCGTGGCATGGGTGGATCTAAGATCCTGGACAACTTGCAGAACGTAATTTTAGTTTGTAGCTTTTATAACGTGCAAATGGAAAGTGATCCGCAAACGGCAGAATACGCGCGTGACTACGGACACAAGGCATCAAAGTTTTCCGCTCCAGGACACCCAATTTTAGATGCAACTCGTCAAACCTGGTTTAGCTTGGATAAGCATGGCGACAAGATCCAGGTCGAACCGCCTAGTTATTTGATTTAGCTGTTATAAATTTGTTACATAATAACTTGCACGCTCGTTTCGAAACCAGTAGAGTTATACCAACACCAACGAAAGGGACAAAATGAAGGCAACAGAGATTACTTGGACAAGAGTAAACAATGGGCTACGAATCGAATACCTCGGGTCAAACGGCATCGTCATTACTCGCAGAGGAATTGCATCAAAGCTTTACTCAGGCAGAAACCGCCAAGGTGGGAACAAGGGCTATTACTACGAGGTGTCTGGTTTGGCTAAATACACCCGCCTTGAAACTCTAAAGGACGCAAAGGCTGCTGCCGAGAACCCAAATCCAAGCTCAAGAAGCATAACCTCAATTTGAAATCTGTTGCATAAACTTGTATAAAGAATTGTGCATTCGTTTCGAAATGAAGCATAATAGAACTACTAACCAACCAAGGGAGAACAAAATGACAGAGCAGAAAATAATTGCAAGGGCCTGGAGCAACGAGTCAGGAAGCTTTGTAGCTTACACCGACGGATCACAAATCTTTTACGACGCAGAAAAAGACATGACAACAACATCAACGAATCACTTTGAAATTGTTTTTGTTGCCGGACGCGTTGGAATCTAAACTAAATAATAAAAAAGGGAGAAACAAAATGACAAACAATAAAGCAGTTGCGGCACAAGTAGATAAGGCTAAAGAACTAATTATTGATGACATGACTTGCGGAATAGTTCCGTTGCAGTTTGCTAATTTCAACGAGTTGTACGAGTACGTCGATGCTAACGAATACTTAATTCCTGGCAACGACATGTCTTATGAAGCACTTGGAGAGTTTGCTAACCAGGTTCAAGCCGCTTTGGACTTGTGGATTGCTGAGGGTATCTAAATGAAAATTTCAGATGCAAGTATAAAACTAATGTTTGACGAAATGCTCGATGATCTTTATCCGGAAGTAGAAATTTCTGGCATGCGGTTTAGCGCGTCAAAGGTCCTTCGCAACTGCGATCCTATTGCTTACCGTATTGAGTTGTCAGACTTTGAAGACATGAACCAGGAGTACGAAAACTGATGGATTACGAAGAGCTCGCTAAAGAAATGAGGCTTGCGGCTTTAGACGATTACAAAATAATTACAAAAACAGAAATGGATTTAGTAAAGTCTGAACTCTT